CAAATAGGTGGAGAAGAGTAGATTAGGGTTTTGGGATTATTTTATTCTAATAATAGGAATAGGATTTCTAATGTTAATGGTTTCATGTTATAAGGACCCTATTTGCCATACTACTCATGTAGGAACTATTGATAAAGAGATAGGTGGAGGTCAAGTAGAAAAAACATTTATATTTGAAACATCTTGTTTATGAAAGAATGGTATGAGAGTCTAGAGCTAATGGACAAAATAGCTTTCGTAATAATGGTAATGCTACTACTAGCAATCATTTTTGGGGAAAAGTAATTAATAAAAAAGCATATAATAAACTCAGCGAATGTGATCGTTACTAACGAGACTCAGTTTTGAAGCTTGTCGGTAAAGTGTGTCCTGCCTTATACGTATATACTATGAGGAAAAATATAATTAAATGCTCACAATGTGATATGGAATTCCCTGGTGGATATGAATATAGGATGCACTGGGAGGAAGTACATTTCTATCCGTATTTGAGTAGGGATGGATTTGATAGTGAAAAGGCATTGGGTAAATCTGATAAATAACTGGGTATAATACTAACCCTAACACGTTGATGCTTGCGATATACAACATGGTCTATTCCATAAGTTAACCGCCTACCCTACTATATCTATCTACTTGATTTAGCGCTGTTACTCCATGATTATATGTGACAATAATGTTAATGTAGGACATTAGGTTAACGGAGTACCCAAGGTAATGTATAATAGGTAACCAAATATATGGGGGGTATATTGTTAAACATGCAACGTGGGTTGCTTCCTATGTGTCGCTATTCCAAATTTTTTTATAGAAAACAAGTATATATTATGAACAACGTATTGTTCACCAGGCCCGTCGATAAAGCCTCGAAGTAAATGCAATTAAGCGTGGATACCGGAAGGGCATTTCGTATATTTACAGCATAAATTGATAAGCCTATGTTTGACGAGACAGGATTTAAAATAGAAATAATGAACCCAGTAACGGGTGCGCTAGTTGGTTTCCAATATTGGGAAGCTGATGATGATAATGAATATAGTACATTGAAAATTCATTTTCTGTGGATAGCACTACGTTGGGATTGGATTTAATTCATATTTAGTGGCGATATGAGCAAATTAAATGAATTATACCGGCAACTTGAGATAATTGATGAAGAACTCAATGATTATATCGAAAATTCAGATAATGATGCAATTGTCAGCGATGTCGCCGGAAAAGTTAAAAATAGCATGGAGAGTGCGCTCTTTGAATTAAAATGCATAGTTGACGACGAAAGCGCGAGACTTTACGAGCCCGGCGAGGGTTTTGAAGATTTCGAAGAGGAGGAAGAATTCTAGCCTTTCTCGGCCTTTGGCGGCCGCTAGCGATCGCACGCGATATGATTGCGGATGCTCCCACGATATCCGCGGTCCATCGATGGGCGCGCATATCTGCGGGAAAGGTTGACCAATTCACGGATCTCTAACAGGATCCAACATCGATTAGTATATACAAATATATATCAATGAAAGAATGGAGTAAATTAACGTGGACTTGTGGTTGTGGGGCATTAAATGCAGGTTGGCTAGATAATTGTGGTAGGTGTGGAAATTCCAAAGAGAAAGAAGAGAAAGCAAGAAAAGAATTATATAACATAAGATGAATAAAAAATTAGAAAAACGAATTCTTACTCGCAAGGAGTGGTACGATGCTCTCCGTTGCCCTCCTCCCTATCGCTCTAAAAAGAGTTATTACCGTAAAGGTTATAGAGTAGATGATGAGTTGCGTGACTGATATAATTGTTATCTTCTTTTGTACCCTTTTCCCCTTTACCCCTTTTTATCCCAGTTTCATAGATCTTCAAACTCTCTTCTGAAAAAAATTCATGTGTCGATAAAAGTATATATTTATCTACATGCCACTAAAAATCAAACCTAGTACTAAAGTTTACGAGAGAGATGCTCGTGGTAAAATGACTAATAAGTGGAGATGGCAACACCATACTCCATCAGGTACTAAAACAGAAGAACTTATTAAGCTTTATAAGGATCCGAACTATAGTAGGAAAAAGCATCTTATATTAAAAGAATTGCAAAAGCGTGGAGTCACTCCATAAAAAGTAATTTAAAGACTTATGCGAAAAAATTTGGCTGCCACAGGCAGCCTTCGTATATTTACGGCGTAAATAAATAAAAAGGTTATGATAAAAATAAAAGATTTAAAAGTAGGTAGTCACTTCCAATTAGAAGGATTAGATGTAGATGGTAATACTGTTTATGCTAATTGTACATTAAGAACTTATAACGGAATGAATAAATACGTTGTTGAATCAGATGGTATTAAGATACTATATGATGGTGAAGAAAAAGTTCATAAAGTATATTAATAATGGCAATCAATACATTTGAAATTTCAGGTCAATTAGGAAAAATATTGGGATTATCCAATGTGGGTGTCGAATGGATCGAAAGATTAGAAAAATTAGATCAAGATACCGAAATAAAATATATTAAGATTACTTTAGAAAGTCTTAAGGAGAATTTAAAAGAAATTAATAAAGAAGCAAATAAAATAGATTTATATGGCGATCAAGAATAGAAAAGATTATTTAAAAGATAGAAAAGAAGAAATTGACCTTAATGGTCCAGATGGAAATGCTTTTGTTTTATTAGGAAAAGCTAAAAACTTTGCTACAATGTTAGGATTAAATTGGGAAGAAATCAATAAAGAAATGACTTCCGGTGATTATGATAATTTAGTTAAAGTTTTTGATAAATACTTTGGACATATTGTAGATTTATATAAAGAATATCATGAAAAATAAAAAAATAGATAAAGATAAATTATTAAAAGAAGCATTCGAGGAGTATAAAAAAACATATCCGAATGCTAAAGTAGAATATTTTGACTTTAAAGATTCAGGCATGCCCGAACATTTTAAAGATACTATCATGTTAAGTTGGAAATTTGGAAGTTATGCTATAATCGGAATTACCGATATGGGAAATAGAAAAATTAAATTTAAACATGATAAAGGTTTAGATCTATTACCAACAGTTAGATTATTAAACCATTTTAATGAACAAGATGCTAACTTCACAACTTATCTTAAAAGAGATATAACTAGTGATGTTGATAATTTTGAACCAGAAATAACCCTTAGAAAACAATAAAAATGACTTGTATAATATCAATTTTTACTATAATAGGATTTATCACCACTTGTGCTGCAGTTTATATGTTTGCAGTAGATCAATGGGGAATTTATAAGATAGATCAAAAATGGAAAAAAGAAAAAATAAAAAGAGAAAATGAGTACAGAGCTAAAAATAAATAGAGAAGTACTATATACGGAACTCAATCAGATATTAGAATGTATTGAGAACGGAGAAATAACACTTGCAAAACAGCAATTAATAAGAAAAATTCAAGAAATAAGATGACATTTGATAATTTAATATTTTGGCCACACAAATCGGATAAAAACTATTCGATAATGTCTAGCATTTTTTTAGATAAAGAAAATGGAATTGTCCTATCTGTGGTAGCGGGACCGAATCTTTACTGTAGTGGTAGAGAGGAAAAAATGCTTAATCCTACGGAAAAAGATTTTTCGTCATTCGAGATAGCTATTATAGATGAGAGTAAGGAAGAGAGTGACTTTGACGTAAGAGGATGGCAATCAAGAGAAGATATAAACAATATAATAAAAGGTTATGAAAAAAAGGAAATATAAACCTGCTAAAGGTGAACCTAAAACAATAGGGGAATGGATATTACTATTAATATTAGCATTCCTAATTGCCGTTTCATGTACAACAGAAGATCTAGAAAATAATCTATATCCTGAACTTCAACGTGCTGAGCGTGGCCAAATATTTTTAACAGTAGATGATACCCAGAATGAGTATAATCAATCTGTTAAATTAGATACAATACAAAACTTTACTTATACACAAATTTATGCTGAATCAACTGATATGGCCGAAAACCAGAAATATAATGGTGAGGCTAACATACGCGCTGCTTTCTCTACCGATAAACATTGGCATTATTCTGACGGTGTTTTTCACGATTATCCTGTTTATTACGTTTACCCTACTTCTGTACGTTTTATCCCTCCTTCAACACAGAATGGGTATAGACACGAATACAACCCTAGATTTTTTCCTCTCTGGACTAAGCAAATGTTGGGACCAATTCCGAAAAGTGCTATCATCAATAGGGATACTGTAAAAGTTTATTTAAATGTTTCGTATGATGGGCGATATCATGCAAAAGATAGCATTTTAATTGCATTATCTCCAAAATAGTATATATGTATAAATGGATATAAAAATAGTCGATAACAATTTAATAAAAAAAAGAGTCTTGAACGAAACTGAGTCAACGAATTTACCTTTATATAGAGATTTCCAAAATTTAGGATATGAATGCATGCCCTATTTTGTAACTTCTTCTCTTAATGATAGGGTAATTAAGTCTAACGAAACTTACAAATTTGGAATTTAATACAGAAAAAGAACTTGAAAAGTTCATTGATAGTTGGACAGATGTCCTAGATCAAGGATTAAAAACCCAAAGAGGATTATTAGAAATAGCCCTCGCCCCTTATGATTTGATATTTGAAAAAGATATCAAGGGGGATCCTATATATAAACATTTAGAAAAAAAACAAGCTAAAGAATTATTAGAAAGTATTGATTTAGATGTTATACCTTTATATGAAGAACATGAATATAAGGAAGGTTTAAAAAAAGCTAAAAAGATCCAAAAACTCCTACAGAAAAACTTGGAGAAGTGAGAAATCTTTATTACCTTGTAAACCCTAAAATGCACAAAAGAATTTTTTTTGATATTTATACAACGGGGGTTTTAAAAAAATAAGAAATTAATAAAAAAGGGGAATGGGAAAAATTGTTATTTATACGCTGCCAACCTGCCGACATTGTCAATTGCTTAAAGACACATTAAATCACTTGCAAATTCCTTACCAGTATATTGATTGCATTGAACATCCAGCAATTGCAAATAACATAGAATCTAAATTAGAGACTAATTCTTATCCAATAATCGAATTCCCCTCAGACAATATTTTTAATCAATCAATTTATCTTTCACCTTCCGGTGAAAATAACTTGGCTACCTCACCCCACCATCGTACATTCGATACTATAGATGAGGCAGTTGATATAATCAAATCCTATTTAAAATGAGATATAAGCAAAATATAGAACAAAAACTTGAAAAACTAGTTAACTTACAAAATTTAGTTAAACATCATTCTCAAAGAGGAGAACAACTTCAAGTTAATCAACATATTGATACAATCAAGGAAGAAATTGATAATATTCAAACTTTATTAAATAACGAAATACAAGAGTAACATGGTTTTAACAGCGGAGCAAATAAAAGCTAATTATGATGTTTTATTAAATGGTATAGAAAAATACGTTGGAGGTGTTCGAAAAGACAAATTCATTGAGTTCTATACTAAATTAGATGACAGAATAGCTCTTCTTCCAGCTTCTCATAAAAAAGCGTATCATAATTGTTTCCCAGGGGGTTATGTTGATCACGTTGTACGTGTAATTACTGCCGCATTTAAGCTTCACACGTTGTGGCAGGAAATGGGATCTAAAGATACCTACACTGAAGAAGAATTGTTTGTTTCCGCTCTTAACCATGATTTAGGTAAAATAGGTAGTTTAGAAGAAGTATCTGTTTTTCCTTCTACAGATGAATGGAGAAAAAAGAATCTAGGAGAAATGTATACATTTAATACAAAAATTGAATATATGACAGTTCCAGATAGATCTTTATTTTTAATACAACAAATGGGAGTTCAACTTACTACAAATGAGTGGATTGCTATTAAAACACACGATGGTTTATATGATGATGCTAATAAGCAATATTTGAAAGGATTTATGCCCGAAACTAAACCACGTACCTCTCTTCCTTTTATTATTCACCAAGCTGACCTTATGGCATCTAGAATTGAATTTGAGCGTGAATGGTTAGATACTTTTTCAAGTCAACCAAAAACAAAAGAGAAAACAACAAAACAAGATCGAGTTAATACCCAACTCGGTAAAATAGGTTCTAAAGATGATAATTTAATGAATTTAGTGAAAAACCTTTAAAAAATGACTATTTCTACAACAGCCGTTATTATTATAATTAATATCGGTATTTTTATTTTTGGATTACTCGGATATGTAATTTGGAATTTATTACGTAAAAATGAAAAGTTAGAAGATATGAATGTAGTACAAGACAACTACATTAGAAATATCTCTACTATCATGACCGAATCTAATAAGAAAATAAAAGAAATAGATTCAAAACAAATTTTCCAATCAGATGACGAAATTGGATGGTTCTTTCAGGGTATTAAAGAAATTCAAGATTTAATAAACGAATATAACGTCCAAAAATAAATGTCTTTACCTCTTGACGAAGATTATAAGGGCAAAATTCTATCTGTGCCCAAAAAAGATGAGGGTCCCCAATATACTAAGAAGGGGACTATAAGACTTCGTAGGCCAAAAACTAAAAATCAATATTTTACTCAAGATACAGAAGATGCAATTATAGAATATCTTGCAACTACTGATATGGAGAAAAGAAACCAAATATACAATGATCGTATATGGTATGGTTTTCATAAGTTAACAGAAAATATTATTCATACATTTAAATTTTACTACACCGAAGTAGATACCATAGGTGAACTACAACACGAGGTAACTACTTTTTTATTAGAAAAACTTCATTTATACAATCAAGAAAAAGGTAAAGCATATTCTTATTTTGGTACTATAGCTAAAAGATATCTTATATTGTATAATAATAACAATTATAAGAAATTAAAACAAAGAGCTAAAGTTGAAGAAATTGATGAAGATCAGTCATTAAATATTATGTTATTAAATGATCAAAATTCTTCTATGCCTAAAGAAGGCCCCTCAGAATTCGTTGATTATCTAATTCAATATATGGATTTACATTTATTTACTTTATTTCCTAAAATGGAAGATGCTAGAACAGCAGATGCTATTATTGAATTATTTAGAAAAAGAGAGAATTTAGATATTTTTAATAAAAAAGGAATATACATATATATTAGAGAAATAACAAATCAAAGTACTCCACAAATTACTAAAGTTATTAAAAAAATGAAAAAAACTTACAAAAAATTAATGTCTCAATATGTTGAACATGGTTATGTAAGTATGGCTTTGTAAATTTTTATTTGATCTATATTTATATCCAAAATATAGCTTATGGATTTTTCTCAAATAAAACTATTTGGTAATAAGAAATTCTCTGATCTTCTAAAAGAAATTCACGTTAATCAAAAAGATAAAGAAGTACAACTACGTTCTTTAATTGAAGGATTAAAACCATTAATTACCTCACCAGGTGAGGCAACAATGATTGTTCCTTTAATAAAAGAATACATGGAACTAGCTATTAAAAATGATGATCTTTTAATTAAGATGGCTAGTGTTGTACAACGTGCTTTAAATAGTAAAGCTGCTGATAGTGATGAATTATTAAGTGATGCTGATAAAGAAATGTTGTTTCAGTCATTACAAGAAATGAATAAAAGTAACGAAGAAGATACAATAAAATTAGAGAAGATTACTAATGAGTAAAAATTATCCTACATTAGGTAATTCTGCAATTGCATCCCCTACTCTTCCTCCTTTTACTGGTGGGAGGTCTGGAGTATTTCCAGCTCGTGTTGTTGATGTTAATTTAGAACCCTCTTCAAATCCTCTTTCTTTATTTCAAATATCTAAAGGATGGGGTTCTATTGGGGCTATTAGATTTGAATCATTAAATAGACAATCAAATACTAATAATAAAATAACTACTCAAGCTGCTATAGCTTTTCCTATGGATGTTAATTTTAAAAAAATTCCTCTATTAGGAGAAACAGTATTTATAGTTACAGGTCCTTCTTATAAAAGAATAACTGAAGGACAATCTGATTCTACTACATATTATTATTTAAATAGTATATCTGTATGGAATAAAACCCATTTAAATATGGTACCACCTCCAACTGAATATTCAAAAACTACTGATAATGTTAGTAATGAATCTGTTGCTGATGGGGTATCAAATAATCCTAATACTCAAGTAGAAGAACCAATTCCTGGTAAAACTTTTCAAGAAGATGGTTCTGTTAGAAATTTATATCCCGTAGAAGGAGATGTAATATTAGAAGGAAGATGGGGTAATTCTTTAAGGTTTAGTTCAACTGCAGTACACACTTCAGAAAGTAAAGATACTGAAAGTCCTTGGAGTACAGAAGGTACTAATGGTTCACCTATTACAATTTTAAGAAATGGTCAATCAACAGCTGATCAAAGTGCATTTAATAATTGGTTTCCTATATATGAAGATGTTCAAAACGATGCTGCTTCAATTTATTTAACTGATGGTCAAAATATACCTATAAGATTAGCTTCAACTAACTTTGATTCATTTGGTGTTGATGCTACTCCACAAATTAATACAACAAAATTAATTCAAGAAGTTCCTGTAGAAGATCCAAATAAATCAAATAAAGAATTAGATTCTATAGATATTGTATATGATACTGTTAATCAAGAACCTGATATATCCGAAGATGTAGTTAACAAATTAAAAGATTCTGATTTAGCAGAAGAAACTAAAAAAGGAATATTCCAAGATGAAAAAGTATTCCCTATAGATGAGAATGAAAATGCACAAATAAAAAAACAAGAACAAGATAGAGAAAGTGAAATATAATGGCACAAGATATTCCATATAAACCAGTATTTCCTTACACAGGAAAACAAATTATAATTGATTCTGATAGAGTTACTCTTAACTCTAAAGAGGATATGACCTTTTTACTTGCTAAAAAAGCAATATCTATATCTTCAGGAGGTACTGTAAATATAGATAGTACAGGTATGACTATAATTAATTCACCTAAAATTAAATTAGGATTAAATGCCGAACATCCTTTAGTAAAAGGAGATATATTATACAATATTTTATCTAGTTTTTTCTTTCTTCTTCAAGAAAAAGTTGTTCCTAATTTAGCCGATGCTAAAATTGAAGATGTTCCTATATTAGGTGCTCAAGCAGCATCTGTAGGTTTAGCAACAGCTATAGATAAAGTTAATAAAGAAATGAAAGATTTATTATCAACAACTAATTTTACCCAATAATGGCAGAAGGAGGTTCAGCAAATCCAATAAAAAGAATGGTAGTTGTAGCAAAGAAAACTTTGTCTAAATTTGCTATGCTAATGGAGAAGAACACTGATAAATTATTGTATGGAAAAAAATCAAAAATTGAAAGTGATTTAGTAAAATTAGAAGAAAAGAAAAAAACATTAAAAACATCTTATGAAAGTGAAGGAAATGTAATAACTAATCAATTAACAGGTACAAAATCTCAAATAATTTCTAAAACACAATATGATAAAACTAATAAAGAAATTGGAAATAAGAAAAAAGAATTAATAGGTGATTTAGAAAACTCATCAAATCCATTTAAAAATCCTGCAATAGTACCTATAACAGCAGCAGTACAAAGAATTAATACATTTAATTTATGTAATCCCTTTACTATGGGTATTAACGCCGCCTTTCCACCCGGCAGCCCAGTTTCTAATGCTGTTAAAGAGGTTCAATTTAAATTAAAAAGTGTCCAAGATATTTTTAGAAATTTTAGAATAATAGAAGGGAATAAAATAGTTAATGCTGAATCTGCTCCTTTTGCTATAAGGGAAGGATTAATGACTTTTTCAATAACTGGTCCTGATTTTCTTGAAAATGGAACTCGAGTTTTTATTCAACAAACAAATAATAACCAGATATTTACCAATATGGTGGGTACAGTAACTGGTAATAATTTAGAAGGTAGTCTTCTAGAAGCACCAACTTCAGTACAATCATATAAAGCTTCACAACAAGATACTACAGGTTTAGTTTCCCCAGCAACAGCAAATTTTGAATTTCCTAATCTTCCTAATGTAGATACAAATCTTACTAATACAACTGAAGATTCATCATATACAGGTGTTGATTTAGGTAAATTACCTAAAAAAGCAAGAAGAAAATTAAGAAAGAAAGGATTAGGAACTAAAATACCTATAGATACATCGGGATTAGGCACTACTACAAACACTTCCACTTCAGAATTTTTAACTCAAGATTTAGATCTATCAGTACCAAATCTTACGGGTGGTTCAAGGCCTGAAGAGGGAAATCCTTTTGATAAATTTACTAAAAATAGAACTATAATATATTCTATTGAAATTTCAAGATTTGATCCTTTAGATCCACCTACTAGAAAAACTAGAAATGGAAATACTATTTTAGATGAAGAAGGAAATCCTGTTTTAGAAACATTTACTAATTGGTCTATAGAATACGAAGCCAAAATGACTTCTGATATTAGAGAATTAGCAGAAGATCTTCAAGGGGTAACAGATGCCTTAAGAGAATTAGGAATTAGTCAAATTATAGAAGATTTATCTTCAGTTCCCGATAGTTTTCCTTTACTTGGTGATATTAAAAAAGCATTAACAAAAGTTGCTTTATTTGTAGATGATAAAGTTGTTCCTATAGCTGGTGATGCCGCCAACAGAACAGGTACAGCTGCTCAAGCACTTGCTGGAGGAATTAACTCTACAGAAGTAATAAGACGATCTAGAGAATTAAGTGATTTTTATTCTAAAATACAACCTATTATAAATTTTGATTTAAGTTTAGAAAATATTTTTAGAAAACAAATAACGGATATAAATAAAACTCTAAGAAGTGTAATTCCATATAAGGCACTAGCAAAAATAGTTAAGGTTATAAAACAATTTGTTACTTTTATTGTTAAGATTGTTGATTTTATATTAGGTATACTTAAGTTTTTAAACATGATAATTAAAACTTTAATTATTGTAGCTAAAGTATTAAGAACAGTAATAAAAGTAGTTCAAGCAGTTGCTATGGCTATTCCAAACATGTTTATAACAGCGGGAGTAACAAATAAATTTCAAGATGTTATTACAAAAGTAATGATAGCTTTAGATTTAGCAATTAGAGATTTAGAAGAAATTGCAGGATATCTTGATAAATCAATCCAACATTTATCATATCTTAGAGGATGGTTAATGATTTTAGTTGGTGAATTAGGTAAATTACAACAAACTTTTGAAACATGCGATAATTTAGATAAGGCAAAAGAAGGAGAAAGATTAGATTTAACTGGAGTAATTCAAGGAGCAGTATCTGTAGCAACAGGTATTCCTTTTCCTGATAATCAAGTAAGAAATAATGTAGAAGATTTCTTTGAAGATTATACATTCCCAGAATATTTTGATGATGGTAAGACAAAATCTAGTCAATCTGTATTTGGACAAACTTTAGTCACTACTAGTGATGGTACAATAATACTACTTCCAGGTACTGTATGGGGGTTTGGTCCTGATGGGCAAATAATGTTTGGTGGAGATTTAATTTCATTAGCCACTGGGGTAAATTTTGAAGAAACAAGAGGCCAAGCATTTAGAAGAATGTTAAGAAAAAATTTCAATTTTTATACATTCAATAAATTTAAAGATGCTAAATATGCTAATTTAGTTGAAGGATTAATAGAGGAATCTATTGAATTATATGCAGATAATGTAGAAAAGGCAAACCAAGAGGCTGCAACAGATAAATTTGGTAATTTCCAAGAAAAATTTATGGGTTATGTTATTAGAATACAAGAAGAAAAACCACTAGAAGATATTATTGAAGGTCTTCCATCTAGATTAACAAGAAGAAGAGGTGTAGCATTTGATAATGATGGTAAATTATTTGCTGCTTCTGATTTAACTTTTAGCGATGATTTGAATTTAATAGTAAATGAAACTAAATTTAAAATTAGAAGAAATATAGAATTAGGTGTAATGGATGTTGGTACATTAGAGAATCAAACAATAACTGATGATGATGCTTTAAAATTAGCAGAAACAGCTGGTGCTAATAAATTAGCTGTTAGTAATATAAAAGCTGAAGCTAATAATAGAAATACTTCAATACAAGGAGCAGGAGGTGATACAGATCCAACCCCTATGGCTATGAGAACAGGTAATGAACCTTTTGAAGAAGTAGGAGGCCAACCAGCAGAATTAGTAGATAATCAATCTTCACCTAACAAAACAATAAATCCAGCTGCTTTAATTCAAGAACCATTTGCTGAATTTATTGCTGAAAATCCATCATTAAAAAAGATGCAAGATACATTTAGGTTACTACAAGGAGCTAGTATGTCAGAACTTTCTGCTATAATGTCTGATCCGGGTGCATTAAATTTAAATGGAGAAGAATTAGCTGAAAAATTAAAAAATAATATTCTTGGTTCTATTGATCCAAACCCAGAACATGTTGAAGAAATTACAAAGAAAACAGAAGTATGGTATGAAGGATTAAAAGAAAAAGCAAAAGTAGATTACGATCAATTAGTGTTAAATACTCATCCAAAACAAAGATCTAAATTCCCAACTTTTGAAGTATATTTTGATGGTATAGAACAAGAAGAATTAGAAAAATGGGTTAAATTTTTACTTACTAAAGATTATACAGAATCTGAAATTCAGGCTGGTATTAAAGAAGATGAATTACGTGATGAGTATAAAATTGGGTTTAATGTAAAAGGTAAAGGAGGTAGAATACTTAAAGTACAAATTAAAAGAAGAAACGCAAGACTAAGAGGTAGAATGAAATAGAACGAATAACTAAAAATAGAATAAATAAATATTTATAATCATGAAAATAGAAGCTTTTAAAAAAATAATTAGAGAAGAAGTAAGAGCAGTAATTAAGGAAGAACTTTCATTAATTATGCAAACTCCTATAACTGAAACTAAAACAGTAAAAAAGCCAGTTTTAGAACAGAAACAAATTAAAAATCCTGTTGTAGATAATATTAAAAAAGGAATATCCTCAAAAATAAAATCTACCCCACAACAACCAGCAAAACCTTTATTTGATTCAAAAGATCCATTAGCACAAATATTAAATGAAACTGCTGCTCAGGGAGAATGGAGAAATATAAATGGAGGAACATTTAATGCTAGTAATGCTGTAGGATTTGCAGGAGGAATGCCTCAACAAGAAGTTAAGGTAGTAGATTCAGTTGAACAAATGTCATCACAAAAAACAAGTGATATAAATCAAGTTTCAATTGATGCTGTCCCTGATTTCTCAGGAATGATGAATGCATTTAAGGAAAAAGGTAAATTATAATGGCTTATATAGTAAAAAATGTTGATGTATTAGATTTAAAACCGAGTACTGGAGTTGGAATTAGTGTTCCATTTGATGGTGCTACTGGTATTAATACAACTTATACAACATCTGATACTATTAAATCTAATTTAATAAATTTTCTTTTAACAGGTAAAAGAGAAAGAGTAATGAACCCCAATTTTGGTTCAGGACTAAGAGAAGTATTGTTTGAACAATTAACTGAAGATACTACAAGTGTAATTGAAAATATTATTGCGGGAGGAGTTGAAAGTTTTTTTCCACAAGTATCAATTGAAAGTTTAAGTACAGAAATAGATGAATTTAATCAAACAATTAATATATATTTAACTTATACAATAATTAATACAAATATTGAAGATGCAATTCAATTAAATTTAAATTTACAAAATGGCTGAAACATCTAAAAACATACAATATCTTAATAAAGATTTTGATTCATTAAAACAAAAATTAATTGAATTTGCTGAGATATATTATCCTAGTACATTTAATGATTTTTCAAATGAATCCGCTGGGATGATGTTAATAGAAATGGCATCATATGTTGGTGATGTTTTATCTTTTTATACTGATAACCAAATCCAAGAAAACTTTATTCAATATGCTAAACAAAGAGATAATTTATTAGCATTAGCTTATTCTATGGGGTATACTCCTCAAGTAACAAATGCCTCAACAGTAGATGTAGAAATATATCAAACAATTCCTTCAACAACTGCTGCAGGTACAGTTCAACCTGATTGGAATTATGCTATGATTATAGAGGAGGGAGCACAAATTCAATCTGCAAACAATACAAATATATTTTTTTATATAGAAGATAAAATTGATTTTACAGTATCAGGAAGTGCAGACCCAACAGATATATCTGTTTATTCTACAAATGCTAGTGATCAACCTAGTTTTTATTTATTAAAGAAAAAAGCAAAAGCCGTATCAGGTAATTTAACAACTACTACTTTTAGTTTTACAACACCTGAAAAATTTGCTACAGTAACAATTGAAGATGATAATATTATAGAGATAATTAAAATAACTGATAGTGATGGAAATCGTTGGTATGAAGTTCCTTACTTAGCTCAAGAAACTATTTTTAACCCAACATCTAATATAGCTGCAAATGATCCTAACTTATACCAATACAATGATACAACTCCTTATTTATTAAAAATTGATAAAGTACCTAGAAGATTTATAACAAGATTTAAATCAAATAATACTCTAGAACTACAATTTGGCCCAGGTGTATCATCAGCTCCTGATGCTGTTATAGATCCTAATTCTGATAATATAGGTTTAGGATTACCTTATGGGGTTAATA